TATTTTCTATATTTTCTATCAAAACAGAAATATAAGTCTCCCATCTTTCTCGGGAAACAATCAAATTCAAATCATCTAATTCTTGAATTCCAAACTTTGATAAAATAGTTCCCTGACCACTATATCCTTCATATGAATCCACATAAGCTTCTATAGGATAAGCAAAGTTAAATTGAGATTCAATAACTTCTTTTATGACAGTCTTTTCTGTCATATACTGTCTAGGAAGATAATAAACTTCAACGCCATAAATTTTCAATTGTTCATTGATAAGATCTTGAACAAGACCTTGCTCAGTTTTTGAACCCTGAAGAAAAAATGGATTTAACATGCTATTAACCAATCATATCTAGTGGAGGAAGTTCATAAGTAGAAGACATTTTATCAATTATTACATCTAATTCTCTTTGTCCATCATCAAAGAGTTGTCTACCATTCAATTCAACACCACCAGGAAGTTTTACTCCCTGAAACTTAATTAAATTTTGTCCCCATTGCCTTTTAATCAAAGATGTCAAATAAGGTTTTAAAAATGAGTCATTCCATACTCTAGAATAATCATTAGGATCCATCATCCTGTAGCAATCCATAATGAGATATTCTCCTGGTTTTAAAGAACCCCAGTCAATATCAAGATAAAGTCTATCTTGTCTCTTATTAAATCTAATTTGTTTTTGCGTTGTTAGTAACCAATCAATATCTTCAAGGTAAGTTTTCACCATAGAATAAGTTAGAAGTTCAGTAGATCCCCAGTAGTAAATATCATTTAAAAATAACTGATATTTAATACTGAACATGCCGCTTGCGATAGAATTAGATCCCGAAAACTGCATTACTTTAGTCACCCCTATAACATGAGGGGGAACTTGTAAATAATTACTATTTTCATAATAATTAAAGGTAGTTGCTGTTCCAACTATATTTGAAGTTGCTGAAGTTGAAGCAACACCAACACCACTAATTCCCTTTGCTCTACCGCGATCAATATCTTCCTGAGTTACTTGATATTTCAAATAAGTTTGGTAAACTCCATCAAAGTGCCTTTCTTGAAATAATTGAATGGCATCATCAACAAGATCTTCTATTTGTTCTTCAGCAACGTTTATCTCTAAAACAGGAGCACCTAGTTTTCTCAAACAATAATCAATTAATTCTTGTCTTGATGATGGTTGTGCCATTATAGTTTAGATACTAATTTTGTGGTTTGACCTAACAATCTAAAGTTTTAGATGATCTATATTATCTATATCAGTAAAAGTTTAAATTAATTTTCATTCTTTAATACTTTTAATAGAAGATTTTTAATCTCACTAATATCATCTTTTAAGTACTTCATTTCATTTTCAAGAGTTTTAACTCTAGCGTGTTCCTTATCTTTGATTTTCCTTAATTCCTTGTAATTGTGATATTCATCAATATCCATATTTATTATTGCACGAGTTTCTTCATCTCGAATTAAATTTGGATGATCTTCTACTACAGAAAAAGGCATTTTATCTGGCATGTTTTCCAGAAAAGAAGTCATGTCCTTTATACTATTAGGTGCCCCCGTCATAGTAGGCGGTATTGGGGGCATTTGAGGCATATTGTTGTTCATATTTTTAATAAATTAAGCTAAAGCAATAACTCTTAATGATTTTAGTCTTGGAGGATATGCTTGGTTTTCAGATACTCCTACAAACTTAACAGTAAAGTACTTGAATTCTGGAAGATTATCAATAGTAAATTCATAATCTCTATAAGATAACTCAGCACTTAAGAATCCATTTCCATCAGACTTTGGAACCTCTTTATCTGAAGTTCCATCACTTAATGAAATATCTTTAACCTGACCAGATTTATATAAATTATTAAATCCTGGGAATGGATAATAAATTGGTTTATCCGCTGGATCTTTCATAATACCATAAAAAGCTCTAAAGTCACTAAATTTGTTTACATGAGCAGTAACCAAAACTTTTATTGATGTTGATGGAATACTCAATGAAACTGGATTTGAAGCATAAATGAATGATGAAGGATCATCTTCAAGAGTAGAAACTCTAAAATCATTTGTAAAATCATCAATAACACTATCAATTCTGTTACTAGTAAATATCATACCAACTCTATCTAAATCAATTACAGGTGATAGATCTTCATTACCTGAACTTAGTTTGAAGTTTACAGTAAATGATTTATTTCCTGGAAGACCAATTAATTTATTAGTCTCATTAACTTTAGAGCAAAGAATTCTAGGTGATGATAAATATGTATTCTCTTTTAGATTAATTGATTCAAATACCTGCTCATTAAATGATTCTTCATTTCCATCCACACTAGTTCCACTAATTGTCTTAATAGAAGCTGTAAGTGTAGTTTCAGTTAGATCCATAGTTTCAATGATTGGTTTAACAATCTCATATGCAATATTTTGAGTTGCATAAATGTTTGTTCCACCAGCACTCTTTGTTTCTGAAATATAAAGTTTTGGATATGTTGTACCAACACTTCTATTTACTTGACTATATGGAAGACCTCTAGGGTCAGTTTTATCAGAAGAACTCATGTCCAACTTCAAATAATAAGAGTCTAAGGAAATTGATTTAGTGATATTAGAATCTTCAAGAGCATGTGTTTTGTTTATTCTTCTCAATGAAACATTATTAATTTCATATTTGAATATGGGTGTTCCAGCAGCATAATTGAATGATATTGTACCATCAATACTTCTAGTAATTCCACTTAAAGTTTTATCGACAAGATTTACACTTGTATATGCAATTATTTCATTGTCAATTTTAATATATCCTGGATTTGATCCTGAAACTAATGCATTTTCAAAAAATTGGAATTCTTGAATTTTGGTTTCTGTGAATGAATCATCAATTTCTATAACAAATGTTCCAGAATTAGTTTGAGAATAAGCAGTCTTCAATAATACTGGAGCAATATCAGTATAGACATCCTTAATTGTAACAAAGTTTGCTTTTGAGTGCATTCCATGATTTTTATGATTCACTAAAATATGAAGACCATCAGAAGTTTCACTTTCCACATCAACGTAATTTACACCATTTGGAGCAACGTTAATTTTTATGTCATTATTATTAATATATGAAATAGTATTTGCTGACCCTACTGCAAAGTCTCCCTGAACATTATCTAAAATGATTACATTATTTCCAACAGTCCCTGATAGAGATAATCTAATATTTCTTCCTAATGTAGTATTACCTAAAGAAGAAACTGTGAATAAATCTCCAACTTTATACCCTGATCCTCCATTTTGAATGGTGGCACCAGAAGATACTATAGAACCATTAACTATGGTTATATTAGCAGTAGCATCTTTACCAAAACTGTTTACATTTCTCAATGTTACATTTGGATAATATCCATCAGAATATCCTATTCCAGAATCAATTATACCAAGAGTTCCAAATGCAGATCCAGCTATACCAACATAGTTTCCATATGCATTTGAATTCTGCTGAACAATTGTATTGCCAAGAGTGGGAAATTGAGTTATGGTAGAACCTAATCCAATTAAAATTCTTCTGGAATTAAAATTGATTGGATCTTTAAGTAAATTAGCAATTTGCTTATTTCCCACATTCAATTCTGGATTATAGAAATTGATATCTCCAGAATCTGCTGTATTAAATTTGGCTTTATAAAGTTTGAATTTCAAATCTTCATACTGACTTGCATCCCAAGTTGAACCATTTTGAGATTTAAACAGCGATCCCAACAATACCTGTTGAGTCACAACTACTCTTTGTGATTCTGGCAATGCTAAAGTAGTTGTATCAACTTCACCTAATCTAGAAATCCAGACATTATATTCATTTGATTGAGAAAGAATAACAAGGGCAAATTCTTTTCCACCTTTTAGATAAACTGGAGATGGGAATGTGATTGTTGTAGAAACTGAACTGTTATCAGATATATTAATATCTTTTGGTTCAACAACAATTTCACTAAATGGAAGTATTTCTGTTGTAGGAACACCATTGCTTACTGTTCTTAGTTGGACAACAATTGGTGTCTCTGCATCTTTTGTTCTGAAAAACAAATCAACTTTAGTGACGAATACTCCATTTTCTTCCTCAATTAAGAATGATTGAGCAAGAGGGTCCCAATAACAATAACCCCACCTTCCATAACGACCTCTCCATCTATATGGCCATCCATACCATCCATATGCACTACTAGATACTGAAGTTGAAGTTTCAGATACTTCTTTAGATTCTTGTAACTGTTCAGAAGTAATACTTGCACTTCTTACAGAAACAATAGTTTCTTGTACAGTATTCAATAGTCCTTGAGCGTAGTAACTTTGCTCACCACTTGTATCGGTTACACCTTCGATTGAAGAATTTATAGAACTACTAGTCAATCTAAATGTTTTTGTTCCAGTTTCAAATGTAGGATTACTTGGAACATTTGGATTTGGAATAAAGAATGATCCAATAACAGTTCCAACTTGATCTGTAAATAGTCTAATATCCTTTACAACAGCTTCTGCTCCACTAGTTTGACCCCTAAGGACCATACCCTTCTGAATATATCCATAATAATCACCCTGTGCTTGCTCTGAAAGACTATAAGTATCAACGTTTAACAATTCAGTTTGAGCAGTATACTGAGAAGGTAGATTTGTAGTTATTTCCGAATTATAAGGATTAGCAGTAAAGATATCTGTTGGATTATTGAAAGGACCATATCTATGATTTGCCTGAGAACATCTGAAAACTATTTGAGTTGGAGTAATTCCAGAAGTGCTATTTGAAACTAAGGTAGAAGACGGCATACTACCTATTACAGTTTCTCCAACCTGGAAAATACCAGAACTCATAGTAATTTCTAGTAATTTAGGAACTACAAATTCATTTACATCTTCTCCATCGAAGAAAGCATATACTTTTGTAAATGGTTTAAATCGTTTTCCGGTAAATTCCACATTCCTAGATCTCATATAAGTTATGAAATCTGTCGCAATAATAGAATCACCTTGAGAATATGTATTAACTTGTTCCTCTAGTTTTTGTCTACTTCCTTCTCTAGTAGAAATGCCATATTTGGTTGTTGTAGCTACTGTAGTGACGTAACCTCCCCAATAACCATACCATCCATAACCGTAATACCAAGGATAACCATAGTAATAATATGGATAAGTGTATCCCCACCACCCATAATAGTGACCATAATATCCATTATACCAAGGATATCCATAGTATCCATAATAATATGGATAACCCCATCCATAGTATCCATAATAAGGCCATCCCCATCCAGACCAATAACTTTGATAAGTTGTACTTTGACCTGTCCAAGTAGTTTCCCAAGCACCCCATGTTATTGGACTATATCCAGTTTGTGGATCCCATCCTTGGGCAACTAATTGTTGTTCTGTTGCTGTATAATTATCAATTTCTACACGTTTAGCATCTACTCTAACTTGATCTACCC